TTTTAATCTTTCGTCAGAAAAAGAACTCCATGAAGTTCCACCAGCTGATAATTCCACACCAGAAGCTGTAGATGAACCAGACCAAATTCTTACGCTTCTTAAACCAGAGTTTTGACCTAAGAAATAAGCAGTTCCATCAAGATAGTGTATTCCTGAATAACCTGCACCTTCAAGTCTTAGGTGTGCAGCACCTAGAGTAGCATTAGTTCCAGTGTAAATATGTAATTTTGCAGCAGGACTACTCGTACCAATTCCAACATTTCCTGAACCATGAATCCTCATGCGTTCTGAGCCACCAGTAGACCAATATTGGTAATCACTTGATGCAGCAGAACCAATAAAAGAAAGATGTTGTTGAACATCTGACCTTCCATTTACAGAACCTGTTGTTTTATAGAGGTTATAAAAAGAAGATGTTGTTCCTGCCTCATTAGTACTAGCCACAAGAATCTTTGTTCCATATGCATTTCCATAAGCTGATGTTTCAAAGTGTAATTGGGGGTTGGTTGCACTAGTAGCCTGAACTGTTAAAGGATGACCTGGAGTAGTCGTATTAATGCCCAAAGACTCAGCACTTGCATCCCAAAATAGAGCTTGGCTAGTTCCTGTATCATCGTAGAAGGATATGTCTCCTGTATTTCTGTCAATACTCAACCTAGTGGTATCAACACTTGTTCCAACACCGATTTTAAATAAATTAGCAGCTCCATCATATCTAATACTTGCGCCATTAGAGGGACTAGCTGTAGTACCTTCATGTAATAGAATTTTAGCGTCAAACGCTTGAAGCGCAGTATTGATGTTTAGCGTAGCTCCTGCGGAATTCTCAACAGTAAGCCCATCCATCGTGGCTGTACCTGTTACGTCTATGCCTGTTGAGTCTAAAAATAAACGCTGTGTTCCGTTTACAGTCCAACCTAACTGACCTGCTGTGGGTGCATATATACCTGTATTTGTATCACCTATGCCTATGGCAGGTGTAGATACTGAGCCGCCTAATGTTAATACTGTTCCGTTTACTCGTAATTTTTCTGTCGTTGCAACCGCACCTACGCCAATAGTTACGCTGTCTGACTCTACATTACCTGTTACGTCTATGCCTGTGGCGGTTGTGGCGAATTTCTTGTTTCCTGCATGAAACAGATTAGCAGCACCATTACTAACAAACTCAGCATATCGACCACCAAGGTCATTATTGTTGAAATTAATGCTTGTTCCGTTTATGGATAAGTTGCCAGTACCAGTTTCAGCAATTAAACTTTGTGAACCATCATGATAAATCTGTAAATCTGAACCTGCCCCAAAGACTGCTTTGTCGTTATCAGCAAATAATATGTCATTGCCATTAGATGCTAAATCACCACCAAGCTGAGGCGTTGTATCTTCTACAACATTGTTAATAGAAACAGCTTGTGCTCTGGCATCAGTGTAATAGAGGTTAGTGCCCTCAGTTAAATCACTGGTAGATTTACCAGAGAAGGCTGAGTCAAATCTAGCACTTGTGTAATATAAATTAGTTGTACCTTCGCTGACTGTATCAGTATCGCCTTGAGTGAATGTTAGAACACCAGTGGTTGAGTTGTAAGCTAGTTGAGTTGATCCTTCTGAGATAGCAGCTCTGGCTCTAGCATCTGTGTAATATAAATTGGTTGCTCCTTCTGAAATATCATCCGAGTCTAATACCACAGCTCCAGTTAATGTATTAACACTGGTTACTGGTGCTGCTGATGCTGTAAAGCTAATAACACCAGTTGAGCTGTTATAGCTTATATCACCAGAAGCAGAGATAGAACTTCTTGCTCTGGCTGTGGTGAAATATTCGTTAGTGCCTTCTGATAAGTCAGATGTGGATTTAGAGCTTAAATCTAAATTTGCCCCAGTTTGTAGATTAACTCTCGCATCTGCTCTGGCGTTTGTAAAATAAAGATTGGTTGAGCCTTCGCTGATATCGTCAGTATCGTGATTAGAAACATCTGAAACTGTACCAGTAACATTACCAGTGATATTTCCTTCAATGTTAGCAACCAAAGTTCCAAGAGAATTAAGTGTGATATTTCCTGTAGCAGTACCATCGGCTGTGGTTAATCCTAATGTGAATTTATCAACAGACTCATCCCACATAAAGATGCCATTATCTTGATCACCTCTATTAATTAACATACCAGAATCATTGACTGGGCTGCCTGTTAGTCCTGCATTAAGCTGGAAAAGGTTATCTTCTATGTCTAAGTTTGTAGTATCTAATGATGTTAGCGTTCCATTAACAGTCAGATTTCCTGCAACTGTTAAACTATCTGCTATTTGTACATCATCTGGCAAAGTTAAAGTTACATCAGCAGATTCACTGCCTGAGCCTGTAACTGTAATTTTGTTAGCAGTTCCTGTGATTGTTTGAATGTAATTGCCAACTGTATCAGTGCCAAGAGTAACGCTGTTTGCATCTACGCTTGCAGCTTGAATGTTTAAAGCATCAACAAATGTTTTGGTAACTCTGGTATCAATAGCAGAGTTAGCTCTTGCATCTGTGTAATATAAATTAGTGTTTTCTGTTAAATCATTGGTTGTCTTATTACTAAAAGCAGAATCAAATCTGGCTTGAGTGTAATAAAGATTAGTGCCTTCTGTTAGATCGTCTGTATCTTTTGTAGCAAGTCTTGTATCGAATCTTGCATCTGTGTAATAAAGATTAGTGCCTTCTGCTAAATTCGTTGTAGATTTAGTTGCAAGTCTAGTATCAAAATCTGAATTAGCTCTTGCAGTTGTATAGTAAAGGTTTGAGCCTTCGGTTAAATCGCTGGTATCTTTTGTGGCTAATCTAGTATCAAAATCTGAATTAACCCTAGTTGTTGTATAGTAGAGATTGCTAACTCCTTCGCTTAAAGAATCTGTATCTTTAGTGGCAAGTCTTGTATCAAAATCTGAATTAGCTCTTGCAGTGGTGTAATAAAGGTTAGTAGTACCTTCAGTTAAGTCATCTGTATCTTTTGTAGCTAATCTTGTATCAAATGCAGAATTGGCTCTTGCATCTGTATAGTAAAGGTTAACGCCTTCTGCCAAATCACCTGTATCTTTTGTTGCAAGCCTAGTATCAAAGTCTGAATTAACTCTTGCAGTGGTGTAATAAAGATTAGAGCCCTCTGCTAAATCTCCAGTGTCTTTGGTAGCCAATCTAGTATCAAACATAGATTCGCCCCTAGCTGTAGTCCAGTAAAGATTAGTATTCTCTGGAACAATAGAAGTATCTAATGTTGATGTTGCTGATTGATTAGAGCCATTGCCTATAAATATTTTGCCATTGTCTAAGTTAGGTGTTGCATTTGATCTGCCAGCACCGCCCACTTTAATTGATCCAGCAGAAGCATGGCTTCTAATAACCTTACCTATGTTTTGTATTTGTGAGCTTTCGCCTGTTGGTGTTGTGGTTGTATAAGCTCCTGCTGTTGTAGATACATATAAAATCTGACCCTCTGAAACTCCAGAAGTATCTAAATTCTCTATTGTTCCAAAGGTAACAACCTGTAATTCTGCATTATCATTTGCATCAGACAAAGCCAATCCAAAAGCAGGCATCTTAGATGCATCATCAGCTTTTGCCTGAGCTACTGTTGGCACATCTCCAGAAACTCCAGATATATAAACCACATCCCCAGCAGATAAAGCACCATCAGCCTTAGCATTAAACCTAATACCACCCTCTAAATCACCTATAAACTCATTGCTTGCTGTAATGGTGTTAAAAGTAACATCACTTGTTACAGCAACAGCCTGACCTATAGCAACAACTGGAGTAGAGCTTTCGCCTGTTCCACCTGTTATTGTTACACCAGTGCCACCAGATATGCTTTGTACATAATCGCCAGTGGTATCAGTTCCAAGAGCAATAGAATCAATTTGTGCTGTGGTAGTGATTGTTATATCACCACTACCATCAAAAGATGCTGAACCTGCAACATCTCCTGATAAAGATATGGTTCTGGCTGTAGCTAGTGTGGTAGCTGTATCAGAATTTCCTGTTAGGTCTCCAGTAACATTTCCGACTAGGTCTCCAGTGATATTTCCGACAACATCGCCTGTTAAATTTCCTGTAAATACATTGGATGAGCTAATGCTTACGCCAAAAGTGATCCAGTCTGAGTTAGCAGCGTTTCTTATTTTTAATACGCTGTTTGCTGTATCTACCCATAACTGATGGGCAAAAGTAGTTGAAGGCTCGGTAGCCCCTGAATTAACTGTAGCAATAGCTGCTAGAGCGTTGTTTAAATCAGCTCTGAAGTCAGCTCCACTTTGGTTAGCTAAATTATAATCGTGTTGTGCCATTAATTTACCTCTGTCCTATTGTATATTTAATCTGGTTGAGTTGGAAACACTACATCATCAAAATTTGTGGTTGATTGATGTGAAGATGGTAAGTCTCTTAGCTCTTGCCTGTATGTTGCCCATTCTGTTTTCTTTGCATGTGTTAAAGGACTATCATTTACTTGAGTCCAATCTGATTCAGTTAATAATGCATCTCTTTTTAATCTTAATATTTCTAATATGTTATCTGTTCTTACAACAGCCTCACCATCAACAATTAT